ATTACCTGCACTCTTAAAATGATATATGCCTGGCGTACTTGCATAGTTACCAAGAGCGATATCAAAAGAAGTTGCACGAAATCCGTTTGGCACGCTGATCATCCACTTTCTTGTGTTATCATCTGGATCTTCGATTACACGAGGAGCCATATTCGCATCGACAAATGGAGATAAGTCTGACAACCATCCACCAACTGGACGTGGAGTGGTAGTCTCGTTGCCGTTACTATCGTAAGAACGTATTTCAGTTATTGAGTCAACTGGATATGCATCCGTAAAGTCTACACCAGAATATCCCCATGCACCAGTAGTGATTGTTGCATTACGTACACCAGTGACTGGGTTGACTGGTTTTGAAATATGCCAACTTCTTACGGCATCATACGCAGTAGTGACACCATCAGAAAGATAGATGACTCTTAAAGAAGAAACTTTTGCAAATCCACAAACAAGTCCACCAGCTGCAGACAGAACACCAATTGCATGTGATGAAAAGTATTCTGTGTCGTTTGTTACTTGCCTATTACGATCAGATGATATACTACCATTGTGGTTATCCCAATCCATCTTTACGAATCTTGAATTACCTTGATCGTCTAAGAAGTCTGGATGTTGATCGTGTGAATCATTAGAAGAAACAGGCGTACCTGCTTCGATTGCAACGATATCTACAAACTCACCTGCATAATGTTGCGCTACAGGTTGATTGAAAATAGTGTTGTCTTCAAAACTTGGTGAACCATCAAACCAACCGACAGGGCCACTGTTTGCATTTATAACCTGATTACTACTGAAGTGAAACATAGTCGAATGATAGTCAGCACCATTACCACCAGTACTTGGTTGGTATTTTGTACGCATCTCTTTTGTAACAGTACGTGGAGTATATGCCATGTCTTCCACTGGCAGTTCTAGTTCTACTGCCGTTATATGAACACATGCTTCAAGTTTCTCCGCTTCTTCTGGAGTCAACATTAGTGTTACAACACCGTCTAGATTATCAAGTGTATCATATACTTCCATATCACAACAATCATCCGACAGGACTTGATCCTGTAATGACGAGTCTGATAATACGATGTTATATCTTTGTTTCATTAGAAGTTCTCTAATTTAAGTCCAGTAAGTGTTACCACGACAGTTGACGTTGAACCTGATATGTTAGTTACTCTTACAGGCATTGTACTTTCACCGCTATCAATGAAACCAAACACTGCAGGGGATAACACGATAGTGTTTGCACTGTTTGAAACGTATTCTAAAATTACACCTGTACCTTCTGCAGGGTCTATACCCTGTGCACGACTTGCGTCTGCAGTACGAGATGCAACATCTTTATAAACTCTTACTCTTGCAGCTCTGTCTACTGTCACACTATAAAGTGCGAAAGATGCACCAAGGTCTGCAAATGAAATATCAGTATCGAAACCATCTGGCAAGGATGAAGTTGTAACAGCTTGACTAACACGTGTTGGTGTAAAGCCAGGACTTGAGTTACCACCACTACCACCACCTGTAGATGCAAACGTGATTCTGTCATTAGTCGCATCTGTAGTAATTGTCATGTTACTACCTGCAACCAAAGTCAATGTATCAGTGATCGAATCTGCAACAACAGAGGTCTGACCAGATACAGCGAAAGAACTAAATGTGTTTGATGAACCACCACCACCTGCAGATTGTTCTACCCAAGTGTACGTTCCATCTGCATTTGTTGCGAGAACATAATCCGCTACTTCTGTATTTGTATGATTATTTGCATAGACCATATCAGTCAAAGGATCTACATATGCAGAGATTGATGTGTTTGCGTCTGAAAGGAGTCTATTCCAATTGACGTGAGCGTAATACAATGCACCTGTTTCGTGCACATGAGCAATGCACCCATGATACGTACTTGCGCTCAGATTATTGAGTTCAGCGAGAGTGTCAATCTTAAATGAGATGGGGTTCCAAGTGTTCAATACTTGAATGGCGTTGTTAGAAACCATATTAAGTAGAGTCTGTGAACCGACACCACCGACTGCACGATAAACTTCATTGAAGTTATCATTAAGTTTGTCCATGGCGACACGTATCGGATCACCAGTACCATCGTTTGGCGCTTGACCTATGTCAACAACTTGCTTTGCCATTTTAAACCTTCCTAAGTGTTTTTAAATTATTTATGTTACTGTAATTGTGTTATTCATTGATCCATGTACTCCACACTGATAATAGTAGACTCCAGTTCCACCTACAATCCACTGAAGTGTTGCGCCACCTTGACCTACAACACCAGAAATTTGATTTCCAGTTCCACTTCCTTGGACAGTTTTCAGATAGAATGGGTGACTTGTTTGTGTACTTGAATCGATATTAAATTGAACTTTATCACCGACACTAAATGTTAGTGCAGGTTGTGCTGCAGATGATAGAGTACCACCACCATGCGTTCCGTTAAACACATAATCAAAGATTGGTGTAGTTACGTTGATAGTGTAATCGGGTGTAAATGTACCTTGACTTGTATCATTAATTGTGATAGGGCCAACACTTGTCACCACTGGGCCTACTCCAGATCCAGTATGTAATGTGACGGTAAATGTTTCTGCACCTTCTGTCACCCCATCTGCAAGAGGAGTCAACTGGAATGCACCTGAGTTGTTCGTCATGTTGACATTACCACTCTGGAACTGGAAGTCTCCAGTATTTGGAATAGACCAATATAGAGGCCCATTCGGGAAGTTTGTTGTGGTGACGATAAACGTAAGTGAACTACCTTCATCCACACTCGTTGCACCACCCTGTACTTCTAGTTGGTAAGAGATTGTACCACCACCAGCAAATGACGAATCATTGTCTGAAGTGACTAGTTCTGTATCAACATAGATGTTAGTGAAGTCAGATGTGAGGTTTGTAGTGTTACCAATATCCAATGGTGATGTTGATTCACCGTCATCATTAAAGATACGGATAAATCTCTGTTTGACACCAGTATCCGTTGGCCCAACTTCGAACTTACGGTTATACGCAAACTTACCAAACATCTTAGTACCTGCAGTGTGCATGGTATCTCTAAGGAAGTCTTCGTAAACTGGTTTTCCAAGCATACTACGAATTTCGTATGAATACTCTTGGAAGTAATCACTGTCTTGAACCTTCATAGAAGAGTCGAAGTAGTTATAGTTGTTAGCGGTATCAACACGATATCCATTCAAGTGTGAGTTGAAGTCCGCCCAATAACCTTCAGTTACACCCTGCGAGTCTGCCGTGATTGTACCCTTTGCATATAGGATGTTATTGTTTGCGAGGTATCCTGTTTCTCCAGTAGAATATCCTAGACCAGAGTTAAAGATCCTTGCAGTCTTAATCTTACCTGTTGCAAATTCAACCTCTGTATCAATGACTGCGTTCTCACCAAATGACTGAGAGTTGTAATCTGTTTCAACGCCCAAGATTGTGAAAACGTCTGTGTTTTCTCTGGTAACATTGTTTCTACCTGAAAATCCATAATATGCATATGGTGTAACAGTAATAGATCCAACCTGAGTATTAGATCCACGAACCTTACCGACGACTCCAGTATTCGCTTCGATAACTCTTTCACCAATGTTGAATGAACCTGCAGCCGCAGGGTTCGACAATTGAATGATTTGATCTTTACGATCAAACTGTAACATTTGACTATCAAGTGGAAATGCAAACACATCGTTCGTGTAGTTAACGCCTGGATCGATATTCTTAAAGATATCAATTGCACCAATATTGAATGGTGTTAAGTCAAACGCTTGATTCAATGGTGTTGCAATCGTCACTGGGTTTGCACTACCAGACATTGGTTGACCTGCAGGTGGAACATCATTATAGTTTGATGAGTCGAGTGTGACAGCGAGGAATGGTGCAATAGGATCTGTGATTAACGAGATGTTTTCAATATTGTTAATTACCGCCACAACCTGTGTGGTTGCATCTGGTGGTGTACCATCTGGGTATAGAGGGCCTGGCGAACTTGAGTTCTTGTTCGTAATATCAGTCCAGAAAATATCTGAGTTTGCAAAGTTTCTACGACGAAGTTGAGGAGATTGAGTTTCATCAAAATCCTGACCTGCATTCATCTTTACACCAATGGCGATTTCACTGAAACCTGTGAGTACACCTTCGTTACCGAATCTATCACCGATTGTTTCGCCGAGATCCCATTCAGTGTCACGTGACCCTGCGTCAAGAATGACCACTTGATCACTGACAAGAAGTCTTGCGTTTTCTACTGTGTAACCAAAACCACCATC